CCATGTGGAGTAGAAACGATAATTACTTTTGAAGTTTCACCAGAGGAGATTGTAGGATAAACAGAACTAAAAAATTCTTCAGCAATATTGTGGGGCACATAGGCAAACTCATCTAGGAATATTATGTTAAAGGTACTACCACGAACAGCACTAGAAGATGTACTCGCCGCTACGATTTTACTTCCGTTCTCTAATTCAAGTGAACCTTTATTCCAATTAAGTATGCCTTGTTGCATCCATTTAGGCAAGTGTTCGTAAGCCAATTGCAATCTGCCTAATAAATCCCTTGCCGTAGCAGATTTATTCGCTAGTATTGCAACATTCACATTATCATTAAAAACTGCATAATGTAAGAGGTAGGCACATATGATAGTTGACTTGCCACTTTGTCTAGGTAACTTGTTTATTGAAAACCTATGGTTGTGGAAAATATCTACCATCTTCCGCTGAAAATCATACATTGTAAAAGGAACAAGTCCTTTATCCAATGTAACTATCTTTAAGTATTTTTCGATAAAATATTGAGGATCATCCATACACTTCACAACTTCTTGAACTTGCTTTTTCGTGAATCGTTGTTTGGTGAATGCTTTTTTAAGATTTGGATTACCCAAATATTGTTCGTGTTTTGCTATACTCATTTCTTCTGTTTATCTTTTAATAACTTTTGTAATTCTGTGGTCGATCCTATAAACAATGCATTAGTAACATTTTTAGGTGCATTGTTAGGAACTTCTTTTAATTTCTTTAATTTCTCCTGCAAGTCTAATAAATTTTGTGATACTTGACTTACTGTTTGAATTAATTGTCCCGCAACTTCATAAGCACGAGGATGTTCTCCCTCTTTTGCTAATGAAAGAATACCATCTATTGCAGTATTTCCTTTTTCAATTAATGTGTAAAGATTTTTTCGACCGTAATCAAAGTCTGAATCAGGATCTTTGTCTGTAGGCATTGGAACAACAGCAGCAGTTAATTCTTTTTTCTCCTTAACTACCTCACCTGCAATATCCAAGACCTCATTTAACTTCTCATCAATAGTACTCATATTAAAACCTTTTTAATTATTTGTCATCGCCAGTTGCTTCATCATAGTTTTTACCATCATCAAAATGTTCAAGTGTTGATGTAAAGGTATAATCATCATCATAATCAGCACTTGTTGGATTTGGAGTAATAGTAATTCTTTCTTTTCTTGAAGGATTTGTAGAAGCAACATTTTCATATAAATCAGCACCAACTTTTCTAACAATAGAACTGGAACTAATTGGTCCATACATATAAACTTTTGCAGTAAATTTTAATGTATAAATGATTGCTCGTCTGTTCTCAAAGTTACCTGTGTAAGTATCTTCATAATCCACACTTTCTAAAATAAATGGAATATCTCTTTTTGTATCCATTGTAGTACTTTCAATCATAGTCACCGTATAATCAGGCTGAAAGTATGGTAATATTTGTTCTAAAATTTGCAGACCATCATCTGAATTTGCAACAAAAGCATATAAGTTAAATCCAATATCATAAGGAACAGGTGCATATTGTGTATTCAGTTTTTTTGTATCACCACTTGCTTTTACTTTTCCAAATTTTAAATTCTTATTTAATTTTCGGGACGGATCGTAAGAAAAACTTTGTATATCAAATGACATTCGAGGTAGAGTAACTGCCACTTTTGAATCATCGCCCCTTAAATCTTCTTGTTGTTCTAATCGAACTAACATTTTTTCTTTTGGTGCATAGGACAAAGGCACTCTAATATTCTGCAAAGGATTCCCGCTAGAATCCAAACGCTTAATATTGACATTATTAAATACTGTACCAAATGCGATTACAGTATTTCTAATATGTTTATTGTAAAAGTGTTGTCCGAACATTAATAACTATCAACCTCCCCAAATGGATTTCTTTCACTAAAGTCCAAGATATCATCATAGGTAGAACCAGGTGTTGTTCCCGCTCTATCTTCAAATATCTTTCCTTGATCCACAGGTTGTTGGGTTGCCATTGTAAAGTCCTCATTAATAAGATAACTGATTTCATCAATATCACTTTCAATAACTATTGAACCAGTTTCTGCTTCTAAAGTAAATTGCCAATTCATTGTATCAGTAGATAAACTATCCTCTACAGAATCAATACCAGCAATACCTGTATCAACCCTTTCTGAAGCATACTCCCATTTAGTACAAGATAATTTATAAACAGGTAATGCACTTTGTTGATAGAATGGTGCTTCGTGTTCTACAAATTGAATTTCAAAGAATGCTTTTGTAGTTGGGAAGTAAACCAAATCACCTTCGTTAGGTCGTTTACTTGTTTGTAAATCTGTATTGTTGGAGATTAAAGTCTCCCATCTTGCTTTCGATACCACAAATGTAATATCATCTCTTAACTCTAAACCAAATTTTTTGATGATTTCTTGGTCTCCCATATAGCCATCAGTTTTATCTACATACATTTCAATGATATACGAATCGTCAAAAGACGAAGCAGGATCCTCTCCAAAGATTGTATCCTTGTTCGCTATCTTTCTTGGTAAATAATAGACATCTTGGCCATAAATCTTCAATTGCTCAATTATTAAATCTTCGTATAATCTCTGCTCTGAAGTTGTGCCAGTATCAAAGTAAACATTTGTTGGCATTTAATTATCCTTGCTGAAAATGCACCGGAGGTTGTATTGACCTAATTTCTTCTTCAATCTTTTGTTGGTCTGCTAATGCTGTTGAAAATAATGTAGCGCCATCAAGTTTAACCCCACCAAGCATTGCCGTATCTGAAAATTTAGATAGGTTCTGACCCCATTGTCTTTTAATTAATGCGGTTGTATATCGTTTTAAATAAAGGTCATCAAAAATATCTGTATATGTTGTTGGGTCTAATCTTCTATAACATTCTATAATCATATATTCGTCCGCGGACACCGCTTCGTTCCAATCCATATCAATATACAATCTATTCATATGTTCATTAAATCTATATGGTTTCTCTCCCACTAATATATGGTCAAGAAAATCTAAATGTCGCATTGTCAATTCATAATGAACAATACTTGTAGATGAAAAATCATACAAATCATTTAATCGCAATTGATATTTTACATCAAACATATTTAAGTTTGCTCTATCTGTAAAAGGAAATACATTAATAACACTAACAACAGAACTAGGAACAACTAAATAATTTTCTGCTTCTGTCCAAGTTGTTGTTGCACCTGTTGATGTTTCATCCAATACTTTAAATCCATCTTCTAATAATAAATCACCTGTCGTGTCTCCTGTAGTTGATGTACCTTCTTCCAATTCTATATTATCTTGAACAGTACCCTTATCTGAAGCAGTAAAATCATTTATATTTGTTCTCATACGAGTCACATCATCAGCAGTAACTTTATATTTCAAATACATTCTTTCAACACCATCATAGTGATATTGAGAAAAATACTGTAATGCTTCATCTATTCTATCTTCTACCTGGTCATCATCAACATTGATATCAATAACAGGCTTGCCTAGATTTCGCAAACAATATTCTTTTAATGTACTTCTTGAATTTGGAATTGCCATTTTTATATTTTCCTTGTCCTACTATTTATCTATTAACCCAATGCGACCGCTTGTGCAATAGAGAATGCTTTTGTTGCCTTTGCATCCAATTGCGTTTGAACCGCACTTGTAACTCCATCAACATAATTTAATTCTGCTGGTGTCGCTGTAATAACTGTTGTACTTGCTGCATTTAACAATGGTAAATAACCAGTTGCATTTGGCATATAAACTGTTCTATCTGCTGTTGGGTCAACAATAGTCAAAGTTGTTTCATAATCATCGGCTGTTGCACCCTCAAAAACTACAGCATTCTGTGCTTGCATAGTTACTGTATCTTGAATAGTTTCCGTGCCAGTAACTGTTAAATTTCCTGAAACAGTTAAGTTATCTGCAATTGTAACTTGGGAAGTTGAATGCCCTATTGTAACAGCAATACCAGATGTTTCTGTTGCAATCTTTAAAGCACCAGTTGCATTTGTAACATAGGAATTAGTACCATCGTGATATAACTGCATATCACTACCAGCACCAAATTTATATTTATCACTATCAGGAACAATCAAATCTCCATTGGCGTCTACTGTAACTACTTTAGAAGCTTGTGATGTTCCTAAAGTAGATATATTAGAATAATTTAATTGAGCAGCACTTGCAGTAACACCATCTAAAATATTTAATTCTGCTGTTGAAACACTTGCACCATCCAATATTTCTAATTCTGCTTCTGTTATAGTTGCACTTCCTATTGTAAAGTTAGTTGTAAAAGTAGGACTTGCTAAAGTTTTATTCGTAAGTGTTTCAGTTCCCGTCAATGTAGCAAAACTTTCACTTTGTAATGCACTATTAAATTCTGCAACTGAACCAGTTAAAGTATTAGTACCTAAATCAATAGACTTATTTGTAAATGTATCAGTTGTTGCTTTACCTACTAAAGTATCTGTTGCAACTGGTAATGTTACCGTAACATCACCTGTTGGATTTCCAGGAGATAATGTTAATTCGTGAGCATCGTCAGACGAACCTTCAAAGACTAAATTGCCTGTGATTGTTCCACCAAATGCGATTGTATCAGTAGCAGCGTCACCTAAAGTAACTGAACCTCCATTAAATGTAGTTGTTCCAGTAACTGTTAAGTTTCCTGCCACAGTTGCATTTGCACCCGCCATTGTTAATGCAGTTGTAGCAGACGAACTTGATTTAATTACTAATTCACCAGAACTATTTGTAAATCTTCCAAATTCTGTTCCATCATCTTTTAAAACTATATCAGCACCACCAGCATCTAGTGTAATATCTCCTGCAGAATCCAATGTAATTGTTGAAGCATCTATTTCTGCAATTACTGGAGTTGTTAAAGTCTTGTTTGTTAAAGTTTCTGAACCAGTTAATGAAGCAAAACTTTCACTTTGTAATGCTGTATTAAATTCTGCTAATGAACCTGTAAAGGTATTGGTACCTAAATCAAGTGATTTATTTGTAAATGTATCAGTTGTTGCTTTACCAACTAATGTGTCTGTTGCATTTGGTAAAGTAATTGTCCTGTCAGCTGTTGGATCAGTTACCGCTAAAGTTGTTTCATAATCATCGGCTGTCGATCCTTCAAATACAAGTGTTGAAAAAGATGTGGAAACAAAAGTAGCAATTTGAGAAACATTAACCATTTTTTCAGTACCAGAATCAGATACTAATAATCTATCTGTTCCTGCTACTGTTATTCCTGTACCATCAGGATAACCATCAATATTAACACCCAATTCAGCATTAATGTAAGTTGATATTTGAGAAGCAGTTACATATTTTTCTGTACCGCCATCTGAAATTGCAAACTTATCAGCGTCAACAATCGTAATTCCTGACCCATCGGTCATTCCATCAATGTTTAAAACGGCCTCAACAGCACCATACTCTAATGCACTTGCACCCGAATTAACTTTAAGAACCTGGCCTGCACTTCCTAATGCTGCAAGACCAGTACCGCCTGATGTATAATCAACAAATTCACCAGATTGAAATTCTGCTAAACCTGTTGCAACATTATTGGTATAAACTGTTCTAATTGGGACTTTTGCTGCCATAATTTATTCCTATAATTGAAAAATAGTTATTGTATCACTACTTGTTAAACCACTTCCATTTGCTAATACAAAAGTTGATTGGTCTAAAAATGGTTTATTATTATCTAATGTTGCATTAAATTCAAAAGTTGCATTTGCTGTTGATAGACCACC